AGAATAGCACTATTAACTCCTTCTTTATTAGCATCCTTCAAAATAGTCTCACACATTCGTTTTGTTTGACCATATACTGATTCTGGATTCTCAGCAGCACAAGAAGATGAGAATACAATCTTATTACAATCATATTCTCTCATCAGCTTTAGAATATTGATTGTACCAGAAACATTGTTCTCATAATAATAAGTAGGCATTTCTTCACTCTCACCTACTTCTATAGAACCGGCAAGATGAAAGACAATATCAAAACTAAATTTGTCATCATCAAACATTTTACCATATTCTATCTCATCAAGAATATGGTCATAGTTTCTTATATCGGTATGAATGTACTCATCACAATATTTTGTTGCCATGAGTTGCGATGGATGTTTTCTATCCATCACAATCACATAGTAACCATTTTTCTTTAACTCTTTCTGGAGATGATGACCAATATAGCCAGTACCTCCAGTAATCAAAGCTTTCTTCATGCAATCAATCCAATAAATTTAGTCAGAACGGTACGATTAACAATTTTACCTGTATTGTACTTAGTAAAGGCAGAAACAAGACTACGGGTAGTTGTCGATTTTACTTCAAGTTCACTATCATCGTCAACATCAGTTTCGGCACGAATCAAATAATATTCATCATATCCACCAGTAGTGCAAACAATGCTCTTTTCTTTCATGAAAGTATCACGCAGAGCCTCTTTGTTTGCTGTTGGAGGATACAGTCTGCCAATTACATATCTGGAATCTTTTTTGTCTAACAAATAGAATCCAATAATGTTAGTGTTTGTAACTTGTTTCAAAATCTTAAGTGCAGCCTTTGTATAGTTTTCGGTTGCACTATCTTCAATTTTTTCAGACACACCGCTTTTTACATGTCGAAGAATACCTTTTACTTTTCCACTAGATCCAAAATAATTATATTCATCAGATTTAGCCATGAATTTTCTTTGAAGGTGATGTCCTTCACCGTCTGTCAAAAATACAGTATTCACAATCTGTAGTTTGTTTTCTTTTTGAAACTCTGGAATGATTTTCATTGCACAGAAAATGGTTTCATTTAGTGGTGTGTAGTGCATACTCATCCAGTCGGGGAGGTCTGCGGTGAAATGTCTACGACCACTAGGATTATGAGAACCTTTAAGTAATGCAGATGCCATATAAGTCATCTCACTAGAACTCATCTTACTTGAGAACAAATTCAAGAGGTTAATTTTCTTCAACATAATATCGCCATCATTATAATTTACGGCAGTATATGAATCAAATTTTCCAGCAGTACCAGTTTCATCATAGAAGCGACTTGAGAATGCATACACCTCAAAAGGAATATTTACTTTCTTGCAGAAAAGAACCAGATTCAAAAGTTGCTTAATTGTTTGGTGAAGATTGTCTGACATAGAACCAGACCAGTCCATGAACATGACAAGACCATGTGATTTACCGCCAGGAACAACAGTCAATCTTTTGAAGATATCGTCATTGAACTTGTATGAATAAACCTTGCTCATATTGAGTTCACCAGTTTTTGCAACAGATGCTCGTTTCATTTGATCTGCGTTTTTACGGAGTTCAAATTCTTTAACAAGATAAGAAACTACTTTTCCTGATTTTGCACGGAACTGATTGAATGTTGCAGGATTAGCATCATGACACCAAATGCTCTTTTTGTGTCTTTCAATAATATGCTTGAATGGCACAATAATTTTTTTCAGATCAATATTCTCAGGAATGTTTCCATAAACATAATCAGCACCATTGGCATTGATTAGTTCTTTCTCGTTTTTACGGAATGCATCATCGGTATGAGATTTAAATTCATTATCAATATTATTATCTTCAGAATTTTTACCACTCTCATCTTCAGATTCTTCATCTTCAGCTTTTTCATTTTCTGGTGAAGCATCGACACTGTTTGATTCTTCTTCACTTTCAGATTCTTCAGAATCATCCCAATCATCATAATCAAAAGAATCATCTGAATCGGTTTCATCAGACCATTCTTCGCTTTCTTCTCCTTCACCATCAGAGGCTCGTTTTTCCTGTTGTTTTTTCTTTTCTTGACGATACATCTCCATGATCTTTTGCGAAAGAGCAACAACCTCTTCAAATGTTTCTAGTTCTTCCATTTTACGGACAATAACCATTTCTTCAGCATTGAACTTAATGCCTTGAGATGCACCAACTTTGAAATGCATATTCAGGCGATCTAGAATGTTCATGGCATTCAGATCAACACCTTTGGTTTGAAAGAAATTGCGGGAAACAAGTTCACGATAGGCTTTTGAGAAAGAAGCACGAAGGCCAGGATACTTGCGTTTGATTAGTTTTTCAATTCGTGCATCTTCTACAACATTAAGAATAGACCTAGGAATTTTAAGATCGATAATTGAATCGTGCCAACCTTCTGCTGGTGTATTCAATGCATGACCAACTTCATGACCAATGAAAAGGTCATACAGTTCAGGAGTTAATTCATCCTTGAGGATAGGAACAACAAGCTTGCGTTCCTTTGTATTGAAATATGCGGTAGGAACATTTTTATGTTCAACAATCAGGTTTTCTGTCGCCAGAAGTTTAGCGAGTTGAGTTTTGGATTCTTGAGTTGTTAACATTTTGATATCTCTCTATTGAAGATAAGACATTATCTCACAAAACAAACCATTTGTCAATAGCAAACCTGATTATTGTTTTTTATGCAACAGCACTTATCACAATGACATTACCAGCTTCGTCAACTTTTAGGTCAAAGTTTATTTCTGTACCTTCTCCCCAACCAAGTTCTTGCAACATTTCTTCTGGAAATTCTATGTATACATCTCCACTGCCGTCGTTACAATCTTTTACTGTTGTGGTATATACTTTTGGATTATCCATTTGCGACCTTTTGTCTTAGTTCTTCATAAAACTCTAAGTCTTTTTTCCACCTTGACATAACAACCCATTTCTTTACGATTTCTTCAAGTTCAGTCAATGCTTCGCTTTGTTGTTCTACGTTTGTTGTGTTTTCCATAATATTTTCCTTAATGATAAAAGTCGCTTCGATCTGGCATAACAATCATTTTCTCTTTTTTCTTTTTACCCATAATCTCAATCATTTCTACAAAGTCATCGATTTCCTCCTGTGACATTTCTTCAAGCATTTCTCCCATTTCTTCAAGCAGAATAAGTTCTTCATCTGTGAAGTTCTCAAGTTCACTCAAATTTAAGTCCAACATATCCGTTGTTCCTCTCATCATAAATTGTAGATAAACGATTTCTTGCAAGTTCAAATGTTTCGGGAACAATCTCTGCTCCAGACCATTTTCTGCTGGCATAAACACATGCTTCTGCGGTACTACCCGATCCCATGAATGGATCAAAGATTAATTCACCAGGATTTGTGTATGCATCAATAAAATGATTCAATAATCCGGTAGGATAGTTGTCAACATAGGTTTTATATGGTTTGACAGGATGTTCTAACACATCAGGAATAGCAAGGTCGCTAAATTCCTCCCGAGAAAACTGTTTTCCGGGGCGCTTGAAGGTTAAAACGAAGGAGTAGTTAAAACGATATAGATTAGCTGCCTTTGATCTTACCCATATTTTTTGACTTTTATGTACCCAGCCCAATTCTTCCATTGTTTGGGTCACAAAGGTGTGCTTTTTGATGATTTTTCCACCGGATTTTCGGTCTCGGAGGACAATTGTAACGACATTGTTGATTGGTTTGAGTTTAGAGAAGGTGTCATACATCAAATTTTCCCATTTTCTCATAGTTTCATCTGGATTTTCACCAATTTCATCAAAATCCGGGGGTGATGTAATGACATAGTGATACTGGAGACCCCGATCTAGGGTCTTTAAGCAATCTTCATTATATAAAACACATTCATCCACAGGTGCGAACATCAATTTTCTCCTTATGCTTCACTTTTCGGGTATATCGTACATCAATTTTGTGTTTTTGTGGGGCAGGAATGGGTGTACGACAAATTGGCTTCGGTATTTTCACAAGTATCTTCATTTTATCGCCTCATTCTGGCCATATCTTTTGCTTCGGTATCATTAAAAACAGGAACAGCGTTAGATTTATGCAAAGTACCAACACCTAGCATTTTGTCGCCAGTATATTGTGTAACTTTATCTTTTTTATTCCAGTTTGCAACCTGTACGCCAGTGTCTACTGAAGGATATTGCTTAGGATTTCGTTCGGCAGGGATAACAAGCTTAGGCATTTTGTTGCTAGTTTTGAAAGTTGTTTTTGTTATCTTAGTAACTTTCGGTGAAGTACCAATACCAACTTTACGGCACCATGCATCATACTCAGCTTGTTGCACCTTTGTCAACTTCTTCGGTTTTGATTTGCGAATGTAGCCATAAACTATCATAATGATATCTCCACTCAATGAGACTATATTATATCAATCTATGAACGAATTGTCAAGGACTATTTTGTTTCAATATTTGTAATGACGATCATCATCTTCATGGCGGTTTTCATATTCCCATTGTCTTAGCTTTTTCTTAATTTCGCCATGTTCTTTAAATTTGCGTTTCTTTCTTGAGTTTTTTGCAAATTCAAAATCGTCACCGTAATCATTATTTTTACGGAATTTACCAGCAAACTTAGTCATTTGATTTTATGAACTCCATTATTTCATTAGTAGGAACTTGATGCCTTTCATTTTACCTTCAGGCGAGGTTTCTTTGTCTCCATTTTTGGATATAAAGATTATTTCGGAATAAGGATAGCACATTTGTACTATTTTGAGTAATTGACATGCAGTACCGTCAGTATCATTATACATGAAAACTTCATCTACAAATTTTAAGTGTCTGACGATCTCTGATCGAGAGTGATAGTTTTGAATAAAGCCTTTATCATACTTTGTTAGATATATGTCGGAGTGTACACCGATGATTAACCAATCGCCTTTTGCTTTAGCTTTTTTTAAAAAATCGATATCGGATAATTCTATAGGATCAAACGCACCAATTGTCACTATTATTTTTTCTTTTCTTAACTTCATGGTAACATGTTAGGAAAACACTCCTTGACAAAATTATAAGTTAGTCCTTTTACACCCAAGTCTTTTTTCATTATTCCTATAATTACTTCAGCCTCTCTTGGTTCTAAAGATTCTAAGAGTTGAATCAGTAATTCATTTTTTCTTTCTACATTCAAGTTTTGTGCAGTTGGGTGTCCTTCCTGAAACAAGTAAATTCTTCTAAGTTCTGTTCCAAGATGGGCAAAAGAGACTCCAGGTAAAGTATCAGGAACTCTATAACTATCTGGTACTTCTTTTACTGTCCATTTATAATCAGGATGAAACGCATATTCTAATACCTTTACAAAAGTAGGAGAAAGATTTTGCTCTATTATTTTTTTTCTATCTGCTTTTGTTTTAGCTTCCTCAAACTCATCAAATATTTCATATATATTTTTCATTAAAATTCCTCAATTACATCCATCAAGTTTTTAAGTCTATATTCAATAAAGTAATTTAATAACTTACTTCTTGGGGCTGGTTTTGTTTCTTCATAAGTATTTATGATTTTTTCTTTTATATCGCCTGGTATAAGTCTCAGATCAATCAATAGTTGATTTCTAGTAAAGCCAGTATTTGCAGTGGATTCATATTCACTGTAATGTTCAGCCAAAAACTTTTCAAGTTTGCCTTTTGTGATAGGTGTCTGACGTTTATCTAAAACGAAACAATCCGAAGGTGACAGTATATTAGGAATACCATCGCCTTTGTCACCTTTGATGATTTTTTCTTTGAGATCAATTGCCGGATTTTCAGAAATAACAAATTTCTTCATTGCAGGATTATACTGCTTCACTTTGTATTTACCGTTTGCATTATATGCTTGAAGTTGAAGAAAATCACCATCACTGGAGATAATAAGAATATCTTCATGCATAATATGACGAGGTACAAGTGTGCCAATGATATCGTCGGCTTCGGCACCATCAACATCAATTACTTTGTATGGAAAGTTTTCTTTGAGTTCTGCTTTTAGTTTAGATAGAATATCAAATATGAGGTGCCAATCGAGATCAGACTTTTCTCTGGCTTTTTTACGCCCAGCCTTGTAGAAAGGAAAAATAGATTTACGCCAATAATTACGATTGTCGCAACAAAGCACTATCTCGCCATACTCTTTAAACTTGTTGGTATGAGTTCTTAGAACATTTAATACCAGATGACGAATAAGACCTTCTTCAAGCTTGACATTTTTTTGTGATGCGAGTTGTGCCATAATGCCAGATAGCAAAACTTGATTTAGATCAATTAGTATCATGATAACACTCTATAGTTAGGAAACTACAGTCTACTCTATTTCTTTCAGTTTGTCAAACATATTTTGGATGAAATCACTGGAGGTAGTTGTTTTTTTAGCAACTAATCCATAAAAGTCGCAGTTTATAACTCTAGAAATATATTCCAAAGGTTCAATCAGGATAGCTTCAAACAGATCAGGATCTATAGGATGTCCTTCATTATCCTGTTTGAATAGTACTATATGATACATATTTCCCAGATCACATCTATCGACATCTTCTCCTGGTATTTTATATTTTGCTGCCTCGACCTTTACCATATCTTCTTCTGGTCCAGGCATAAAAAATACTGCATCAAACCGATCATTCTTCAGTTCTCTCAGAAATTCTAGCATTGTACGCCTTAATATGTGATTTTCTAACTCTTACCATTATCCATGTGTTGTAATAGTCATTGCTTTCCATTACACCACGAACAAACTGCTCTTTTGCTTCCAAATATCCACATTCGCCTTTTGATTTGCACAAATGCAATATCTGACGGGAGAAATTTTCTTTCCCGTGTAGTATAACATCATTTTGCAGTTCTGCGTTAGAACCATAGTAAGTTTGCCAATCACTAGCTACTTTCACTTTTTTCTTTTTACCTTTGACTTGTTTGGTTTTGGCAGAATAGAAAAATTTCTTGCCTATGTATTTTCTTTTATTCGTCAGATTTATGATCTCGTAGACGAACCCGTAATTATCACCAATCAAGTCTTCCGTAAAATCTTCGTTATTATATTTCCAATTTAATTCCATTCTTCATCATCTTCAGAGTCCTCATCTTCTATATATTCTTCTTCAATTTCTTCGATGAGTTCTCC